AATCCCATAGTATTCTCCTTTTAGTATAGTCTGATAGGGTTTCTATTCTTATAATTATAAATATCTTCAATCATTCTAAGATATTTCTTTTGTGTATTCTGTTTGATAAATCTGTCAGGTATCATACTACACTTATGAACCAATATTTTATGGTCAAAGTTCGGATGTGTTAACAAATCGAAATATGTCAATACAAATGTTTTGTGCCTGAACACTTTATCGTCAAATTCTTTGAATTCTCTTAGTTTCATGAGTATTTTCTCAACTTCAATTAAGCTTTGAGTAATTTTGAATTCTCCTTGCTTGAAAGTTTTCAGTATCTGTTTTGAATTCTCACCTGTTAATAGTATCACCATAGTAGCAATCGGATATGGAAATTTCTTAGTAAACTGATGTAAGATTATATAGTTTTCGTTTCCTTCTACACAGTAGTGGTTTAATATATCAGGATATGTCCATGATCTTTGAACTGAATTGAATAAGCCTATATCTTTTACTTTCATATCAGTATATTTATATATTATTGATAAACCGAGGTTTTTTGATGCTATATAAGTATGCTGACCTTCCATTATTTCATGATTTTCATTGACTTTTACTGGATTTTCGTGTCTAAGGTCATTTCTTGTAATTTCACTCATGATTTCTTCAACATGATAGTCGTTAATGTCTCTATTTGACGCTATAAAGCTGAATTTACCATAATTCATAGTTTCATAGACCTTTCCTTGTACGAGTGTATCTCTTGACATTTTATACTCCTTTGATTTTGACGTTAACAAATTTAATTCGGCAAGTATCTAATACTAATATCACATTCTTACCCTCAGCATAAACACCCATGACTTTATCTGGATATTTAGCCATTATTTCTTTAATACTCAAATTATCAAGACTGAAATTCTCTGATTTGCTTGTTATTTTCTTCATTTATTGATTACTCCCTTTTTACATGATTAAAATATCCACTTTATTATATATATGACCATAGATATAGTAAATGCAGAAACTATAATTACTTCAAAATAAACATTAATCCATTTTACTATTTTGTTTATCATATTCTTCCTCTTTCTTGGTTTTAATAACTGTATCTGCAATCAATGTCCTTGATATATGTTCAAGGCATACTAGTATTCTCGGTAAACACCTTGTAATAGTTTTTGCCATCTCTAGTCCTGCTATAGTTTGAATCCAATTCATTATTTACTCCTTAATTTAAATGGGTATGGGCTTACACTATCGCTCCAGATAGTCTTGGTAGGATTTTTACACTATGTTTCATGATACCTCGTAAGCCCATAATAATATAGGGGAAGACCACGCTTAACTGCTCGCTTACGGAGTTGAATCGCATATGCTTAACTGACAGTATTAACGAATGGTGGTTTTAGCCGTCAACTTCCCCTAGATAATTATTGGGCAGTAACCAGTGCGTAGATGTATTATCTGGTATTCAATACGTGTCATGACACATGAGTTGCTACTCTGCGCAACCGCCCAAAATAATAAATGGAGAGAGGTCTGACCTTTTTCACAAACCTAATGCATATAGTTTGCTACTCTCCAATTATCAGTGTGTGATTTTTCGGACAATTCCATTCACATAGTTTATTTACCCAATAGCTCCTCCAGCATAAAGCCTGACGCTATTGGTATTTCCACTGCAGTGGGGTATATTTGTCACACTGATTATTCAATATCTTACTTTTGATAGTCTTCGAATGATCTCTGGTCTACTTGGCTTTGAGCTTCCTCATGTATTTTGATTCCATTTATAATACCCATTGTTACACCATTCTTTTTACTATAATACATCCAATTAAATCTCTCAAATATATGTTCTGTGAATGCTTTATAGAATTCTTCATCAGTGCTTGTGTGTTCATCACAATGTTGTACTATTTCTGTTAAGATTGTCGTTGGTAAACCTTCAATATGATTGTTTATTTTATCAGTAGTCATTTATTTGCCTCATTATTTGTTATTATTAAAAGATGCTGGGACTACATTTCTGTAGTATATATTAGAGCTTTGACCTATCCCAGCTTTAGTCTTTTTACAAGGGAGAAATTGAAAAATTCGATGCGTTATGCAAGATTTAGACACGAAGTTACTATTATCGATTACCTTACAATGTGGAGTAGTTTGGTTTTATGCCTTTTCAGGTCACGTTTGTACTGGTCGTTAAGATTACTCTACATCCTATACCTCGGGTGGGTTAGACCTATTGGTATTCACAATCTTGTTCAATTACTCGAACTTAGACTATCGGGATTTAAACCATTGATACGATTGAGGACTACATTCCCCGTATCTGTACTACCGCCTTATCAGACTTTCATCTTTTAAGTGCCACACTTACGATTCAGATATTATATCATACCCGCAGGATTACCCGCTTCATGGATATCTGGCTCTTATATGAGTTTTATGTCATATATAACCAGTTCATCGCCCTTAGCACACGACTGAATAGACCTATGTGTTATTCTAAGGATATAACTACGACAGTGTATAAGTCTAGCATTGACCTATCGCATTGTCTGCATCATTGTTGCGGAAACTGGATTCGAACCAGATGTCTTCAGTTTATGAGACTGATGAGTAAACCATTTCTCCCTTCCGCAAAGGTATTTAGTATTTCCTACTATCTCTTAATGCTTGATGAGATATTTGATAATATGAATATGGTTGTGAATCATGGTGAGGTATTATTTCTCTACTCATTATATGATTCTTATACCATTTGTTTATGATTTTAAATAGCTTTCGCATATTTTTGATCTCCTTATCTCTTAATTATGAGCAAACAGTAACCATATTACTGTTGCAAACCCATATATTAATGAGACTGTTAGTATTGAACTGATTGATATAACTAGTACATTGTGAAGTACTGTAAAGAATGTATTCATTTTATGCTCCCCTTTCGATTTCTATTATTTCCCAAGTAACTATACCCTTTGGTGTAGATGCATTGATACAAAATGTGGTTGAAGGGTAATATCTTCTCATTTCAATATATTCTTTAATTGCGTCATTTTTAGTATTATGAATGGATTGTAGCTCTAAGTGTTCATCAACATAAATGTGTAAGTAATATTTCATTATAGACTCCCTTGTTATCTGTTAGTATTAATAAAGCTTTGCTAGTTTTCTCAAGGTCTAGCAACTTGGGTAAAGGTCAAGAGCGTTGCTCTATGTATGTCACACACTGAGTGCGATAGATACTATAGAACAATACTACGGTTGTGCCTATTAGTAAGACATACCATAGTTTCTCTTTGGGTGCAAAATGTAAAGTCAATGTGTGTATCTCCTTGTAGTTAGTAGCTGTGTGTTATTGCCCATGTTATGAGGTATTATTGATTATTATATTGTAGTAAGCTTGCCCGATGCCACTCGTCAGTGACAGTAGACGCTATCTACCATCCTTGACCATATGGGTCTAAGAAGACGGGGATGTTATGAAAGATTTGAAGGATAGAAGGATCAGCCCCTTGAGTGACAGAGCGGGGCGAGACTCCGAAAGATGTTAGTCATGTTGATCCTGTCCATGAGAGGGACGCAGTTAATTGGTCCATGTCCCTGTATGACCATACGCACCCCCGAAGGGGTTGGTTTAAGCTGTAATAGCTGTTACCATCACTGGCGCAATCTCATAAACCGTGCTCTTGGCACCGACGAAGATGCATACCTTGGTCTTGGTGTTGTACTCCATGTTAAACCAAACTGGCACGCGTAGTTCCTTGACCTTGCCTGCGATCTTAATGCGATCCATCACTACTCTTTCTAATTCAAAAGCGATAATCATTTGTAACTCCTTTTGTTTAATTAAAAAACCATTTTATAGGTGTGGGGTGTGAGTATAGGTTGGACTGCATTTGCCAATTATTTTTTTAGTAAATTCTACCAATGCACATTATAGATAATGCTTCAGCAGATTATGTTTACCTTGAAGATTGGATAGCGGATAGTGCAATTTTCAATGATGAGGTCTATGGAGATCATAGCTTTCATATAGCCAGAGTACCAGATTCTTTTAACAGATTTATATTTGATAGTTTAGAGAGTGCGATTGGCTCTAAGCCAAAGGTCACAGCGAGTTTTCTGAGATTATCTACCAGCGAGAAGGATTCGGATATTCGCATTCATACAGACGCTAACATGAATTCTGATTATGCTTGGGTATTCTATTTTACAGACCCCCCTGATGATAAAGATTACTATGGTACTGCCTTTTTCTCTCACTATCACCACGGGAAGAAATTTGCAGCTGCCGATAAGGTTGAGAATGATAGGCTTCTTATTGAAGATTCTGGTGATTTATCTAAATTTAAGAGATATAGCATCTGTAAAATGAAGAAAAACCGTTTACTCATATATTCTACAGAATTTTTTCATTGTAGATATCCATTTAAGGGATGGGGAACTGACAAATCTAATGGAAGGGTAGTTTCCGTGGGATTTTTTAATTGATTTGCATTTGCATTCTTTTTAACTTCGAGGGTGAGGTGGGGGGAATAAATAGAATATATAAAGAACTACAGAGAATTACTGTAGGAGTGGAATCTGGTAAAGCGTAAATTTCTGCATGGCTAAACTAATTGAAGAATTGGCAAATTTACCATTTGCTGGGCAAGAATTTGTCCTTTCAGGACTAGCAAGTGATTATATTCCAATAGAAATAGACGGTATTGTGTATGTTATCCCAAAAGAAGTGGATACGCTTATAAAAAAATTGGCACATATACTGCATAAAGAGGAGGAGGAAATAAAGTCGAGTTTGGGAAAATAAGAGGGGTTAAATACTTCGTATACGAGTCACGAGAAGAGTTTAAAAAAGAACTGGGGCTTCCTCTCAAATATTGGAAAGATTCCCCAGATGAAGGAGACTGGGTAGAGGCTGATGATGGAGGTATAGTTCAGATATTGAAAGTAGGAAAGATAAAGCATCCTAATGACAGAAAGAATTATAAGGCTAATGATTGTTATATAAGAACGATTGTGGGTACTTTCTTAATAAATAATAAGTCTAAAATGGATACAGACTTTAATCAACATCCCAATCGGTATACTTTTTCAAAGAAACTGAAACAAGCATCAGACAATTTTAATTCCAGAAAAAATATTACAAATAAAGAGAGGGTGTTCACTACTCATATTATCACTGGAACACCTGCTATAGACGCTGCTAAGAATGCGTACAATCTGGATGATTTTCAAAAAGCAAGAAGTAAAGCAGTCATTTTACTTAAACAGGAGAGAATTATGAGTGAAATAGAAAAAGGTGTTAATGATATAGCCAAATCTCTAGGAATAAACCATGAATATATACTCCAAAAACTAAAGCATCTTGCTGACAGATCGGATGATGACAATATTCAATTACAATCCGCTAAAGAACTTGCAAAGATTATAGGAACGACAGGGAACACAAAGAGAGATGTGGGCGTTGTAGGATTATTCAAAGGCTTTACCAGTGAACAACTGCAGGAGACAAACCAACAAATCACTGAGAAGCCTTTAGAGATACAAAATGGAGAAAATATCTAATGCGGTGTCCTAAATGTAATTCATCAAAAACAGTAAAGAATGGCACCAAGATATTAAGAACTGGTAACAGAACTCAGGAATATAAATGTGGAGATTGCGGTAGATATTTTTCTATACAGATCAATGTTAATGTTTTACAAGAGTTAAAATATGTAGAGCCAGGAGAAATATTAGAAGTAAATGGAGGGGAGGAGTTGAGAGTACATGGTCTTACCGATGTTCATGTGGGAGCAGTAGAACATGATTTTAAAAAGTTTGAAGAGGCTATTAAGATTATAAAAAAAGATGATAATGCAAAATGGTTTGGTAATGGTGATTTATTAGAGTTAATCCCACCTCATTACAAAATTAATCAAAGAGGTCAGGATATTCCTCCAGAAGAACAGTATTTAGAGTTTGTAAGATTGGTAGAACCAATAAAAGATAAATGTTTGTTTATTAGGGGTGGTAACCACGATTACTTACGCTCTTTTAATATTTTAGACTTTGATGTATGTAAAGTACTTGCAAAGGAATTGGGTGTCCCATATTACAGAATGCCAGGATATACAAGAATAACTATAGGGGAGAAGACTTATAATCTTGTATCTGGTCATGGTAAGGGTGGCGGTAAAAATGGAGATTTAGAATTAAACAGTATGGCAGTAGTGTATAGTGATGGAGACATATTCTTCTTAGGTCACAATCATCAATTATATGTTAAGCCTATGGATAGTTTAATTATAGGAGAGGACAATACAGAAGAGATGAAGAGAAGGTGGTATATAAGAGGTGGTTCATTTCTTAGATATGCAGATTATGCCAGATATTCTTTCTATCCTATCATAAGGACTGGTTGGACGACTATGCAATTTAATAAAGACGGTATCCAGTGTTGGGAAAATTAATTAGGAATGAATATTAATACAAGAGATGTTTCTAAGGCAGAAGAAGTCTTAGAGATGACTCGACATAATCTTATAGCTTTTGGTAAACTGTTTTTGCCTGGGGACTTTGGTAAGTCAGAATCTCCTCCATTTCATTATGAGATAGCTGATGCATTGCTGGAGAATACGACAAAAAGTCTCGCATTAATTCTTCCTCGTGGAAGTGGGAAGACTCAGCTCTTTAAAACCTTCCTTATGCATAAAATACTCTTTAAAGAACCTGATGAACTTTTATTCATGGCTTGGATATCTGATAATCATCGTAAATCCGTTCTTAACCTCCAATATCTTAAACAGCACTTTCAGACAAATGACATGATACATTATTATTTTGGCAATATTGAAGGTATAAAGTGGACGGAAACTGACATTGTAACTAGTACACAAGCCAAATTGATTTCAAGGTCTAACCTTTCAAGTGTTCGTGGTGAAAATTATCTTGGAAAGAGATACGATATTGTTGCTGTTGATGATGCTGAAAGTGAGACAAATACTGTAACCCAAGATGCCAGAGAGAAAATTAAGAATATTATATATAATGGTGTTAAACCTGCTTTAGATATAAATACTGGAAGACTTATCTTTGCTGGTACTCCTGTTCATTTTGACAGTCTCTGCCAGAACATATATGATGGATATAAAAAGGCTAAAGACAAATCAAAGTATACTTGGGATGTAATTACATATAAATCTACACAGCCAGAAATGGATGGTGGTGTTTTATGGTCTTCTTATATGCCTCGAAAGAAATTACAGACTATAAAAAGAGAGTATGCTGAGGCAGGTAGGCAACAAGGATATTATCAAGAGTATGAATTGGAAGTACAGAATGCTGAAGATGCTTTATGGGGGCAGAATTATATTAAGGAGTGGAAAGGTTATTATACACATGAAGACGATATTAATTATTTGGTTTTGAAGGATGATAAAGTTCCTGTGAATACGTTTATAGGATGTGATCCAGCTACAGATATTGATACAAGAGATGCTGATTTCTCGGTTATTATGGTTGTTGCTGTCGATCCAGAAAATAATGCTTATGTTCTTGAGTATGAGAGGCATAGATCAATTCCAACTGTTGGTCCAAGAAGTATTGATGATAAATTAACTGGAAAAAAGGGTGTTGTAGATTATATTATGGAACTACATGAGAAATATCATTGTCGTTCAAGCACAGTTGAAGACGTAGCAATGAACCGATCTGTGTTTCAAGCGTTAAACGAGAGGCGCAGAATCGAAAATAAGTTTGAGGTTGCAGTGATACCAGAGAAGCCAGGGGGTCAGCAAAAGAGAAATAAAATATATTCAGGTTTATCTGGCAGGTTTAGTACGGGAACGGTATATTTAAGAGACAATATGTTCGATTTGATGCATGAAATCGTTACATTCGGGTCAAAAATGGCACATGATGATACAATAGAGACACTTTTCTATGCACTTTTACACGCTTACCCGCCAAATATGAAGCTGAAAGTGGAAGGAAATGAAAAGAAGTGGTTTAAACCCAAAAGAAAGGCAAAGCCGTGGGTGGTAGCATAAATGAAAGGTAAATCAATTGGCTAAAATAAAAACATCAGAAAGAATTCACGACGTATGGAGATCGGCAAATAGCCAAGAGAGAATCAAATGGCAGGTGGACAGCCAAAGGGGTTATGATTTCTATCTCAATGAACAATTAACAAAGTCGGAGAAGGATGCCTTAGAGGAATCTGGAATGCCTACTTTTATGATTAATAGAATTACTCCTATTATTGAGATAATGAAGTACTTCGTCACAGCAAACAATCCCAGATGGAAGGCTGTTGCTGTTGAAGGTAGCGATACTAATATTGCACAGATTCACAGTGATATATCTGACTATTGTTGGGGCATATCAAATGGAAAAGCAGTATATGGAAGTGTGATTTTAGATTGTCTTGCTAAGGGTATAGGTTATTTCTTTATAGATATTGATACTGATCTGGATAATGGGAGAGGTGATGTAGTATTTAAAAGGATAGACCCTTATGATGTTTATCCTGATCCAATGAGCAGGGATTTTCTGTTGAGGGATGCTGCTTTTATTCTTGTTAAGAAGAGAGTTTCAAGAAGACAGCTAAATCAAATGTTTCCTGAGCATAAGAGGAAAATAAAGAAGGCATCAATGGGGGATGGCGGAGATATTTATTCTCAGGCTGATCGTAGGGCAGCCGATGCTATTATACCCGAAGATATTATAACTGCTGTGGATGAACATGGTGAGAAGGACGATATTCTTGATTACTATGAATGTTATGAGAAGATTAGGGCTGTTCATTACAATTTAACTATCAGCATTTATCCCACTAAAGAAGAAATAGAACAGGTTAAACAGATAGGGAAGCAGAAATTTAAGGAGTATAGTGACGAACTGAATGTTATTACTAAAGAGAAAATTCTTCAAATAGAACAAGCTCTTGAAGCGGGCGAGGTGATAGAAGATAGAGCTAAATTAGAGATAAAGAAAGCACAAAATGAATTGAGTGCTGGTATTAAGAGGAAAAAGGCTGAGCTTGATTATGCTACTCAGGAAGAGCTTAATAGAACAGAACAGAAAGTTGTAACTGAGGATGAATATGAAGTTCTTATTCAGAATGAAGATGTTGTTAAAACAATATTGGATGCAAACAAGTTTCATGAGCGAAGAGTAAAAATATCTTGTACTGTTGGTAACGATATAACTTTATATGAATACATTTTACCAATTTCTGATTATCCTATAATTCCTATTCCTTATATGTATACGGGAACACCTTATCCCATGAGTGCTGTTATTCCGATGGTTGGAAAGCAACAGGAAATTAATAAAGCTCATCAGGTAATGCTTCATAATGCTAATCTTGCTTCAAATTTAAGATGGTTATACGAGGAGGGAAGTGTACCAGAGGATGAGTGGGAACAATATTCTTCTTCCCCAGGTGCATTGTTAAAATATAGACCTGGATTTAATCCCCCGACACCAATTTTACCAGCTGCTATTAATAATGCTTTTTACACAATTACGCAAGAAGGCAAAAGTGATATGGAATATATTGCTGGTATTCCCAGTGCAATGATGGGTTTTGTACAGGAACAGTCAGAAACCTATAGGGGATTACTCGCAAATGATGAATTTGGCACCAGGAGAATAAAGGCTTGGATGAATAGTGTTTTAGAACCAGCCTTAGAACATTTGGGTATGGTATTTAAAGAACACGCCCAGGCACATTATCAAATAGATAAAGTATTTAGAATTGTTCAGCCAAATACATCTGGTGATTATGATGAGAAGGAAACAAGAATTAATATACCCATATATAATGATTATGGAGATCAGGTTCAATTATGGAATGATTATGCATCATCAAGATTTGATATAAGAATAGTAGCTGGGGCTGTAATGCCTATTAATAGATGGG